ACTACATCAAGCAGCGTAGCCGTATTGTAGAGATTGAACATCTTTCCTTTTCCCTGTCTTAGCTCCGCTGCTCGGTCGGCCCCCGAGCATTAGAGTGGCTAGACCCTGCTGACGATCAGTAGAGCTTCTGGATGACGATACCGCACGGGGCGGCGGCGAAAGCGGCTTTCAGGGCCGCGTATTCGGCGTCAGTGTCCAGCGCCTCGAAATTGAGGACGCCTTCGATGATGACCGGCGTATCGACCGTAGCGTTATAGCCGGTAGCCGACGTGTCCAGCGCGTGCGGGAGCACACCGTAAGGGACTTCCGAGCCATCCGTGCCAGCGGCGTCGTACTCGACCAGCTCTTCATCGACGAGAGCCACGATCGGGAATTTCGACGTGGTGCCCTGTGCGTTGATCTGCCCGAGAGTCAGGCCAGCGGCCAGCACGCCTTGCGTGGTGACTACCTGCTTTTCGCCAGCGTAGAGCTGTACCGGCTCGACGGAATCGACCGTGCGATAACCGGCAAGAATCCGATCTTCTGCCATGATATACTTCCTTTACTTCGCACGCCCGATTGAGCGGCTTCTTGCAATTTGCCCCCAGCCGAAGCCGGGGGCGGTGGTCGCGACCGTCAGGCCGTCTTTTCGAGCTTGCGCCCGCCAGCCAAAGCCTGCGCGCCCAAGATATCCTGTGCCATCTCGGCGTCCGACTTCTCGCCGGTATTGCTGCCGCCCGTTTCCGTGCCGCTACCGATGTTCGGGTGTTCGCTGTTGCCCATGATGGCGGCGAAGTGATTGACGTTATCGGCAGGCTGCTTGCCCTTGGCAGCTTCCTTGCCTGCATCGTCGTTGTCGTCTTCGCCTTCGCCTTCATCGTCATCGCCAGCAGGCGGTGCGGCTTCGACCGAGTCCTTGCCCGCAGAAGCAAGGATCATCTTGCACTGCTCGGGGGTGTTGTCGGTATCTTCGATCAGCGTCTGGACGAGCTTGTCGCGGCCCTCTGCTTCCGGAAGCGAGCGGATCGCCACCCGGCGTTCGCGCTTCTGGTTTTCGTGCGCGGTGATGGCCGCAGCGATCGCATCAGCGGAAACGCTCTGCGGGGCGCTGTTGTTCGTGGTGTCGGAAGTTGCTTCCTGACCGGCCTTCTTTCCCTTGGTGTCCATGATTTCTTCTTCCTCGTCGCTCAAAGGTTTATCATCGGCAAGCTCTGCGACGAAGGCCGCAACCGCTTCCGAAGGTGTCTTTACTGCATCTATTAACCCTAATGCAAGGGCTTCGTCTGCCCGGTACACCCGAGCCTGTGTTGCGCGTACGTCTTCGACCGGGAGATCGCGTCCATCTGCGACCACCGATATGAAGTCGTCCCACGTCTTTCCTGCGGACTCTTCCCAATCCTTGAGCACGCTATCGGGCAGCGGTTCAAAGGGATTTCCGTCTGTCTTGTGTTCCCCGGCCACTGCGAACGTGACCTTGACGCCCTGCTGATTCATGGCGCCGGAAATATCCATGTGCATCCGGTACACGCCGATCGAGCCGATGCTCGCGCTGGGGATAGCCATCATCCGGGTGCAGCTCGCGCCGATCGAATATCCGCCAGACATGCAGCGCGAATCGACGACAGCTAGGATCGGCTTGTCTTCGCGCAATTCCATGATCTCACGGCACAGCTCGAAGTTGCCCGCCGCTTCGCCGCCCGGCGAATCGATATCGAGCACGATCATCTCGACGTCATCGTCGAATGCTGCAAGGTTCATCTGACGGCGGATATAGTTGTACCCGGTGACGAAGCCCCACGATCCGTTGAACCGATTAAGCAGGGTCCCGTGTACCGGGATGACCGCGATCCCGTCCTTGTACACGAACGGCTTCGCCGGGCCTTCCGGTTCGGAATCGTCATAGCCGTACGCGATCGCAAGTGACTCGCGAGCGTCCGCTTCGATCTGCGCGACGTCGGCCTTGGAAGTTGCTTCGTGACGCGCCAGACCCATCAGGAATTCATTGGCGCTCTCTTGGTGGATCAGGCAATCGCGACCGCTGGCGCGGCTGGCGGTGATGTTGATCTCGTTACTCTTCGGCATTGGAACCACCTTGCTCGTTTGGATCATCTTCGGTGATCGTGTTGCCCGCTTCGTTCTGACCGTCCTTGCTGGCGTCCAGTGTGAAGGACAGGCCGAGACGTTCCTGCAAGCGGTTTTCCTTAGCGCGCTGTGCGAACGTCTCGCGATAGTCGCGGCCCAGCTTGGCGCACTCTTCCTCGAATGTGGAGAAGCCTGCCTTGACGCGGAGCATCGCGGCCTGCGTTTCCTTCAGCTCGTCGATCTGCCCCCGGCCAGTGCCGATCCACGTACAACGGGTGTACGCGTCCTTCATCAGCGGGCGATAGAAATCCGTGCGGTTGCGACCGGGAGGGAGGGGGAGATTGCCTGCCCCCATCTCTTCTTCAAACCATAGCTGATACCGCATCGTCGCCAGACGCTCGGCGCACATTTTCTTCTTTACGTTGGCCGTGCGCTCGGCAGTAGCGATTTCGGCCTTCGCGGACGAATAGCTACCCTTGGTGAAGTCTCGCGCATACTCGGCGTAGCTGACGCCAAGCGTCGCAGCGATACGGCGGTGTAGCGACGTCTCGAAGTCACTTCCGACACCGGCAGGAGCGCCCACGCCCTGAAGGTTCAACTTCGTGCCGGGGAACAGATGGGGCATCTGCACACCGTCGATCGCGATATTCTCACTGCCGCCAAGGTAGCCTTGCAGCATGTTCATGTACTGGCCGATCGCGTTGACCCAGCCTTGCTCGCCGCCGCCCATAGCCGATATGACTTCGTGGTTCGGCAGCTCGCTCTCGATCGCCGCAGCGTACGTCGCGTCCACCACTGCGCGCTGAAGCGTGATCTCGGAAAACTTCTTCGTCATACGCATGTGCGCGAGCGCAGCCACCATCTCGGACATGCCGCGTGTTTGGTCGATCAGATTGGCGTCACGCAGAAAGATCACTTGGCGACGGCCCCACGGTTTGCGTGCCGGTACACGCTTCCACTTGCGGCCTGCCGATCCGGGATAGAGATCGAAGTCGTAACCGTCCTGAATCCAGAAATTGAGCGGCTTGCCGTAGCGGTCGATCTCGATCCCCCGGCGCAACGTCTCGGTATCGTCCCGGCCATCCGGGTTCGTGACACGCTGCGGGGCGACGAGCTGGAACGACGTGCGGAAAGGCCGCTGCGGATCGGGGTTCTGGTACTCGACCGTCTCGAAGCAGTCGCCCGTGTAGAGATACGCTCCGACTTGGAGGCGCAGCATCTCGGTGAAATTCATCATCCCGCCGCGATCGAAATAACAATCTTCCGACGCCGCCGCCAGATTGAAGCGTGACTCGGCCACCGCTGCCAGCTCTTCGCCGTACTCTGCGGCGGCTTCGCTGTCCTCGCCGTAGATCACGCGGTAATCCGGCTTCGCATTGAGCCGGAAGCTGCCGCCAATGATGCTGTCCTTCTGAAGCCGGACCACGCCTTGCGTGTGTCCGTCGTTCATCATCATGTCGCGGGACCGGGCATCGGCTTCCGGGCGCACCGTGTTGATCGCCCTGTCCGGGGACACGCGAGTTGGATTCCAGTTGACGGTTTCGCGCTTCAGGCGCTCGGCGCCTTCGATCGCGCCGCCAAATGCCATTTCGCCCGCTTCGTGGCGGGCGGCTTCTTCGGCGTCAAAAACAACGGGAGCTGGATAAGACATCAGAAGGTGAATCCTAGTGGGCGCGGACGGCGGTAGCGCGCCAGCGCGGGGCTCAAAGCATTTTCGAGAGTGGCGATCCAGCTCGAAAGGGCGCTGGCGCTAACCCGATCGTACTCAATCCGCTCACCGTTCTGATCGACGAAGACGCGGGCCCGGACACCCGTAACAAGATCGTTATAGGCTTCCCTCGCCTCGATCAGCCAGCCTTGATACTTCAGCCGGGTGGCTTCGTCCTGTGGAGCGGGCAAAGTCGCCATTGATCGTCATCCTAAGTTTCGTCCCATAGCGGCCCAATCGAAGTGCCCGTCCTCTTGTTCCGCGAAGGGCCCTTCCTGATCGCCAGATACGACCAGCGGATTGTTGTCCCATTCGTCGGCCCACGGCGGGGGGTTCGACCAGTCCAGCTTCTCTATGCCAAGATAGCTCGAAGCACAAGCCCCGATGGCGTAGTAGAACAAGTCCCACGCCTCGTTGCGCTTCTTGACCTTCACCCAGCCTTTGCTCGGTTCCCTGATCTCGGAAGTCATTTCCGAATAGAACCATTCCATCTTGGCGCCCGAATCACGATCTGCGCCGTCTAGCATCAGCCATTCGGGGAAGTGTATCATGCCTTCGCCGGGCGCGACGATATCGAGCCTGTTGTCGAGATCGTCCTTGTTGATCGTGGGATTGAGCATCAGTACCGGGATTTCCCCTCGGGCCCCGGCTCTCGACTTCTTGTCGGCGTCTGGATAGGTGACGTGCGCGCGGGGCGCGCCCGGTCGCCTGTCGCCCTTGACGAGATAGAACCGGCCCAGCCAGCCCTCTTTCCTGATCTTACGGTAGAAGTTGTAAGCGTTAGTTGTCACGCCCGCTTCACCGCCAGAGTCGCAGAACGTCATGCGGACAGACATGTAGCGATCGGAATCGTCGTCTAGCGGGTACTGCGCTTCCATGACTTCTTCGATGATCTTGTCCCAATCGTCGAGATAAGCGCCGGGCTTAACGAACATGTAGCTCTCTTTGCCTTCCGGGGAGCTGGGATCAATCCTGTCGCTGTAGCGTATCGTGAAGCGATCCACGAGATACATGTCGAACCGGGTAGCGCCGGGCGCTATGCCGATGATCTGCACCACGAAGTGGTTCTTCTGCACGTCAACGAGCCCGAGCAAGAAGCGAACCGGCTTGGGTACGCAGCGCACCGGCCAGCTCTCCTGTCGGCTCTCCAAGTCTTCCGGGGTTCGGACTGATTCATCCAGCAGCGCCCGGTCGATATAGATTTCGCCAAGGTCCGTGTTGAAGAATTTCTTGAGCGCGGTTTCGTCACCGCTCGACTGATAGTCGTCTTCGGCGTCGAGATACGTCTTCACGAGTACCGGCCATGTCGTCAGACCAGCGGCCACGCCCCGGAGCCAGAAGCTGGCTATGTTGGAGGACCGGCCTTCACCGTACGGCGTACCCTCGAAATCGACTTCCTGCCCCTCTGCGATCCAGACGCCCTTGCGGTTCATGGAATTGCGCTGCGACGGGGATATGTGCCCGGTACAGTCGGGGCATTCCATGTAGCAGCTCTCGGCCTGTGCCATGTTCGACTTGAGCGACGTATCCCATTTCATGTGCTCCCACGTGCCCTCGAAGTAACTTCCGCAGTGCGGGCACGGCCACACCCACCGCTGACGATCGCCACGGTTGTACAAAGCAAGGATACCCGTCGTGGGCGGGGCTTCGTGGCCCTTCAGGACTTTCTTGTGGCCGTCTAGTGCAACTTCTCTCGACGGGCTGCTCTCGGCCAGTGTCATCGCATAGCTGCCGAAAGTGGTGGTGCGCTTAGACGCCAGATCGAAGGGGTTGCCGTCGCCGCCTACGTCTTCCGCCATACGATCATAGTCTGTCATGGCGATCCGGCCCACCGGGCGACCGGCTAACTCGGTGACGCTGGGATAGGTCAGGGTCAGCATCATCCCGGTTTGGTAGTGCTTGTCGAATTTATTATCCGAGTCGGCGTCACGCATGAGCTCGGCTTTGACTTCCGGGGTGTGACGTTGCAGGCGGTCGATACGACGCATTGAGAAGTCTCGCGCCGCCGTGAAGGTGGGCGAGTAGATCATCATGTCCTGCGGGTCCGTGGTTACGCTGTAGCCGGTCCAGTTGAGAATGATCTCGGTCTTGCCGCACTGCGCCGGGCCGACGAACACCATCGCCCGGTAGGACACGGACGTCAGCAAGTCCATCGGCTTGCGGAGATACGGCACGGTATCGTTGCGCCATTCCCCGACGTACGAGCCGGGGTTATTGAGCTTGCGGGTATCTTGGGCCCACTCGGATACAGTAACGCGCCGGGGCGGGACTAGGCTCTTTGCGGTGGTGGCGGACAGCAGCGCGCCAAGTGTCTCATATCCCGATATCTTCTTCTTCGTCGTCCTCGGACGCAAGAAGGTTTCCGTCGTCACCGGCTCGATCGTCCGGCCCTTCGAGTCCTTGAATTCCCCCGTCGTCTTCAAGCTCGTAAGCACAGTCGAATTCCTTCATCTTTTCCATAACGGATTCGCGGGCGTCATTGATCGCCGCGTCCATAAATCGTTGTACTGCGTCACGCTGTGCTTGGGTAAGCTGCTCTTCGCGCTCGACGCCATCCTTTACCAGCAGGATAGCCATACGCAAAGCAGAGAGCCCGGCACCGAAGCATTCGACCACGCGATCAGTCGGCCACAGGCGCCCCATCTGTTCCTCGAATTTGATACGAGCGTTCTGCCCGTTCCAGAATTCCTTCGAGAGTAGCGGCGGCAGCTCTTGCGGAGACATCTGCCGGATATACTCTTCCATCTCATAGCCGGGACGGACAATGCGCGTGGCGGCTTCCGCGATCGAATAGACCGTGTAACCCTTCTTGTTCTTGCCTGCCGACTGGATACCACGCATCCTCTTGGGGAGCGTCTTGGTATCCGTGCGAAACATCTGTGCGATCTGCGTCATGGTGGCGCAGCCGCTATCGACTATCTCGGAAGTTACTTCGCCGGACTTAGGCGGGCGCCCGCGACGAGGCCGGGTGTCATCCAGTTTCGATTGTTTGTTAGCTCGAAGCGCCATCTCTGTTCCTACAAGTCGAATTCATATTGATCTACGCCGCTCGTCTCAAAGTCGTGCCGGGCAAGCGCGATATCGGTTGTCAGATCGTCCATCGCTCGGGCGCAACGTCGCATAGCGTCGAGAAGGCCGATCTGGACTACATCAGCCGTCACCCGCTCTGACCGCATAGCGAGCGGCGGCGGCTCTTTCAGCCCGGCAAAACCACAAACCTTCATCAGCGTCTCTTGCTTGCCTGTGCCGAGTCCGCTGGCGACCGGCTTGAAGAACCCGCGTGCTGGGGCGCCTTCTTCGACGATCTGCGCGAACCACTGATCCTTCTTGGCGTCAACTACCATTAGACAGCCTAAGCGATAATTCGTCATGCCGGGCGCCCCCTGACCGTCTGTGTCAGGCTGTCTATGGCTTCCCCGAGAAGGCGGTAGCTCGACATCAAACCGCCCGTCCGGGGGATGGCAGCTATCACGGCTTCATCGGCTGTGGCTCCATTCGCGATCGCGATCTTGCGGGCGAACCACGGAACCGGCGTGCTCTTGTCTGGCAGATAGACGTGAGCCGTCCACGGGTCTGCGGGCTCGCATACTTGCTTGAGCTTCCGGCTGTCTGCGACCGGGCGCTGATATAGCGAGCTTACGCGGTATCCGCTGCGCTCTAGTGCCCTAGCCGTGTCAGGGGATAATTTCGGTCGCCCCATTACGCTGCCCCCCGAACAGGAGGATCATATTCGTGCGAACAGATTTGGCATGTATACTTCCCGGTGTTGCAGGAAAATATCTTCGTGTGCCGTCCACCGCATTCCGGACATACGCGGCTACTCTTCACTTTCTTAGGTCGTGCCATCTGATCGGTCCTTCTACGCAGCCAGTTTCATCTCGATACGCGCTCGCTCGGCACGGATGAATTCAAACAAGCGGCGCTGCCCTTCCTGCTTGTCCTGAAGGCACTTGTACACATACTCGTCAACCGTGCCAATACACGAAAGCACATGCGATCGAACGAGTTGCTGCTGCCCCTGTCGGGCGAGTCTGCCTATCATCTGCTCATAAAGCTCGGCGCTCCACGGGAGATCGAACCAACAGAGATCGTGTCCGGGGCCCTTCTGCATATTCAGGCCGTGGGCTGTCCCTGCGGCCTGCATGAAGAGCATGTCGATCTTGCCCTTATTCCACTCGTCAACCGCCCGGCCTTCCTTGTCCATGGCGACCGCGCCGGGGAAAGCCTTCTTCAGCCGGGCGAGACTGGACTGGAACCAATACGGCACGAGAAGGGGCTCGCCTTGCAGCTCTTCCTTCAACTCGCGCAGAGCTTCGATCTTCTCGTCATGCACCGGCACGACATTTTTCTCTTCGTCATACACCGCACCCGACGTCGCTTGCAGCAGCTTGTTGAACAGCGCGGCGGAATTCAGTGCCTCGATTCGCAGATCGTCGAGCTTTAGGATGAAGCTCTTCTGGAAGTCGTCTATGCGGTTCATCAGCTCCGGGTCCAGCTCAATCCGGCGCATGACTGGCTTCCATTCCAGATCGCCCAGCTCGTCCCTGTGATCCTCCTGCTTCATCACGAGGCAGACGTCCGCGATCTTCTTGCCGATCTCTTTGTCCGCGCCCTTCCGCAGCTCGTACTTGTGGTGCCTGCTGTTCTTGCCCAAGCTGATCTTATGGAAATACTTCGCCCGGTACGTCCCGATCGCCCGGCCAAGTCTCTTGCCGCGATCGAGAAGATAGAGCTGCGCGAAGAGCTGTTCATAGCCTTCCGTTGCCGGACTGGCCGTCAGCTCGTGGAGCCGGGTGATCCGCGACAGGCACTTCTTCAGCGCCTTGAACCGCTTGGTCGTGTAGTCCTTGAATTTACTGCTCTCGTCGAGCACCACCATCTTGTACGGCCACGTCTTGCCGGTTGTCTTGCCCCTGTGCTCCCAATAGCCGACGAGCCATTCCAGCGCCTCGATATTGATAATGTGGATATCGGCTTTCAGATTGCGCGTCTGTGCCCGGCGCTTGCGCTCTTTGGCTGCTAGGCGAAACGGCGCTGCGTACCGTGCTGCTGCGCGCTGTGCCGTCTTCGGGTCCTCCCCTACCCGGCGCTCGGCCTGATACCGCTTCTGGTACTTCTCCCGCCAGATCGCGTCTATGTCGGGATCGCTGTCTTCGGCCCGGATCAGTTGGTAGTCGAGCCCGGCAGACTGTTTCCACGTCCTGATCTCGGAAGTCCAAGTAGCGCGTGCAACCCTTAAAGGAGCGACTACTAGACAAGGGCCTTGAAACTCGCCACGCTTAATAAGCTCTGCAATCAAAGTCAACATGATCGCGCACTTGCCCATACCGACATCTAGGAAAAGTGCAGAAAATGGCCGCTGCAACACAAAGTCCACAGCCCGCTTCTGGTAGCGATGAAGGCTTGACCGGAATAGCTCAACAGCTCTGTAGCGGTCCGCGAAAGAAGTCACTTCCATGCGGATATCACTTCACGCAAGCGGTCCTCGCCCCACTCGCCTATAGCGGCATTCAAGGCGAAACAAATAACTCGGACGTTACCGATTACATATCCTTCTTTTGGGGTCATTCGGTGTATCGAAGGGCTGTTCCAGTCGCGTTTTCCCGCTTCCATCTTCAGCGGCAAACCCGTCATCTCGCAGACGCCAGCCATTATCCGTCGTTCCATCTCTTCGGCGTGATCGAACAGATCAAACGGTAAGACTTTTTGATCGGCACGACGTTTAGCGTAATGGAGCAAATACCGCCACAGCCGACGCAACTCTCTTTCTCGCGTTGCAGGGCCTCTTGCCTCGCGCTCGCGCTTGGCGTGGCAATCTAAGCAGATCGAACGCTTATCATCTCGGAAAGCAAACGCATAAGCCCGATGATCTCCGTAAGCGCAGTATCTTGTTGGCTCGAAGCTCATAGCTGATTGGCCACTGTGCCGAGCGCGACGAGCTTCTTGATCCGCTCCGGATAACGCACTTCATAGCCGCCCGGATCAAGCCCAACTAAGCGGCGATAGCCTTCAACGGAATCGCACCACCACGCCTCCTGTCCGGTCTGGCGCAGCTCCCAAATACGGAGCCACTGCTGATCGGTAGGCTCTTTGCCGGGCACCTTGAATTCGATGAAGATGATCCCGCCCGCGACCTTCTCGGCAATCGTGTCCGGTATCCCGTTGCGCGACTTGCCTTCGATCTGCCAGAAAAGAAGATCGTTCGGCTTCGCGTGATCGTCGCGGCACTCGTCTTTGATCTTGCCTTCCGGCTGGCGCTTAGGCATCGCCGCCTCGAAGTAACTTCGTCAGCTCGTGCATTTCGCCTTCGAGCACTTGCAGGGCAGGCATTAAGCCGATGTCAGGATATCCGGGATATTCCTTCTTCCCCAGCGGCTTTGTAAAGCAATACTTCTCGCCGTCCTCGTTCTCGACTGTTGCTCGATCCGCCATCCAGCAAACCCACATGCAGTCCATAAGCGGGGACTTGCCGCGTTCCTTCTTCAAGAAAGCAAGTCGCCATGTCAGCTTCAGTTCTAGGCTCGGCGTCTCGTCTTTCCACAGTCCCTCGCTGCGACCCTTGGTGTTCCAGTAAGTCTGTTTCAGAAGCATGATGACATTGGGACAATAGGAGCGCGCCTTACGAATGAATTCTTCGGCCAGACTGAAGGGCGGGTTGCCGACGATAACGTCTATGTCGTCACGCGGGTCCCACCCAAGCTTCTCGATCGGATCATCATTGATGAAGTCGATACCGCCGAATCCGTAACCGGGATATTCTCGCAGATCAGTCCCAGTAACTTCAAAGCCGTGCCATTCGAGGACACGAGCAATCCGTCCATCGCCGCACGAGGGTTCCCACACTTTCTTGACCGGCGTGCCATCCGGACGCTTCATTGCCTTGAGCACAGGAATCAGGGCTTCCGTCGCTTCTACCGGAGTCGGGTAAAGGTCAGCAGGCTTGCGATCCCACTTGACATAGGACTTCACGATCGCGTCTGCGATACCCTTGCCGGAAGTTACTTCCACTTCGTAAGTCATCGGTACGCTACCTTCGTTCCTAGTTTATCCGTCCAGACGATTTCGCCTTTGTGCCACCAACACCCGAGATAGAATTCAAGATCGCCTTGGCATATAAGCTCTCGCTCTTCCGCAGTCATAGCTCGTCCGGGGCACTCTTCCGGAAGCTCGCACTCGCCCGCCTTGCAAACTTCGCACACTGCCAATCCGCCGTTGCAGATGTAGCATGTCTCGTCTAATCGTTCGTCCTCGTGGTTCTCGAACCCGTGATACCTGTGGTCCCGCACTATCAATCCTTCCTTATCTTCAGTATCGCTCGTTTACCGCACTCGGGGCACACATCAATGCGGCCTTCACGCCTCCATCCTGCACGGTATGCTGCGTTTCGTGCGCCCTTGCGCGTCGGATACGGATCGCCCAACCCTACGCATGTAGGCGCAATCCGCATATCGCACTCAACCGTTACCCGCGTAGCCATCAATTAGTCCTTGCGATAAAATTTGCCTTCGTGCCCGGCAGCGTTAAGCGGCATATCGGCGCACCATTTAATCGGTCGTATCATGCACTCTCGAAGTTTTTCAAGGCTATGCGCTTGGTCATCCTCCCGTTCCTCACACACAATTTCGTCGTGAACGTGCATGATAATGAAAAACCCGGCTTGGTGTGCCGTGATGATCCCTTCCCGCAGGATATCGCGGGCGATCGCCTGCACGATGTTCTCGATAAACTTGCCGCCGTGGGAGTCGATCCTTACCCACTTCCTGCCGTTCTGCATCTTCCCCATGTAGGTGATCTGATCCTTCATCACCTTCTTGGGCTTGCCCGTGTCGCGATCCTTGAAGACGAACGGCTTCTTCTTGATTATCGGCTTGTGATAGTAAATCTTGCGTCCGGACGGCAGCTTGCAGACGAGAAACTTGTCCTTCGTAACACGATCCGAGCGCACGATCGAGAAGGTGCATTTGCAAGCCTTGGTCGTGACACCTTTGCGGATCGTCCGCATGATGGCATCTTCCAGCGCGTACCACGCCTTGGGTATCTCGCTATAGACCGACCGGAAAGTGCGCACGTTCTCGTGGGCTTCCTTGCGTGTCATCTCGACACCCATGCCTTCCGCGTAACCCCACAGCCCGGTCTTCTTGCCGTCGTACAGCTCTCCCCCGCCGAGCCTATACCCGGCGCCTAGTGTGGCCGGTTTTGCCATCTTGCGCTGCGTCTTCGTCACGTCATCATACTCGACGTTATACAGCTCGGTCGCAAAGTCCTTGTACGCGTCCTTGCCGTCCCGGAAAACATTGAGAAGGCGCTCACACCCTGTCACCCATCCGATCGTCACACTCTCGATCGACGACAAGTCGCAGACCCGGAAAGTCTTACCATCCTCCGCGAACACTGCCGATCGAACCAGCCCGGCCAGAGCGTCGAGCGGTTCTGCCATGAGCACTTCGAGGAATTCGTCATCGTCCGTGCGAATCGCCTCGTTGAGAATCTCGATGACTTCAGGGTTGTCGGACAAGCTGTGTAGCGACGTAAGGTTCTGCGGCTGGAACCGGCGCCCGGCAAAACGGTTCGTCCGGCTCGCCCCGGCGAATTGAAGGATGAAGCGCATACGCATGTCATCCCCCATCGCTTTCAGCAGGGCGTTGTACTTCGTGTGCGTAGTGCGGGCTGACTTCTGCCGCAGCTTGAGGATCGTTACCGCTTCGTCGGTCAGGGTGAATTCGATCTCGCCCTTGGGGAGCTTGTCACCATCCTTGCGTGCCTGATCGACCGACAGGACCTTCTTGACCGTATCCTTGCGCAGATCATCGAACGGGTATCCCCGGACCTTGAGCCACGGCACGAGCTGATCGCCGCTGTTGCTGTTCTGCAAGCCGGTGATGGCGTTCATCTTGTCGATCAGGATCGCCTTGCGGCGAGACGCCATCTTGTACGCCTTGTCCGCGAAGTCCCGGTCGATCGGTATGCCGCGATCGTTGATTACTTGGTCGAGCGCGTAGAAGGCCCACTCGCGTTTCGGCACAGCGAATTGCGGTTGATCCAGAAAGGAATGAATCTCCCGTTCTGCGATGACGTCCATAACGCAGTATTCGCGAAACCGCTCCCATTCGTCCGGATCGGAAATCTCGTCACGGCGGCGCAGCGGTTGGTTCTTCGTGACCTTCTGCGGCTTGGTGAATAAGTGGATAAGCCGCTTGCCTTCCGCCAGCTTCTGCTTGTCCTGTGATATACCGATCTGCTGCCCTACTTCGGCCAGATCGCCGGTAAAGGACAGCATGTACGCATGAACCATCGTACAACGCCAGCGTTTGACGTTCGGCTCTATGCCGAGTACCCGGCGCATGATCGTGCGCTCGAATTGCGCATTAAACGCGTGCAGCTCTACGTCATCATCTTCCAGCAGCTCACGAAGCTGCGCGGGCATCTTCTCGCCCCGTGTCGGGTCCCACAGGCGGACCTTTTCGTCGTCCACGCCCCACGCGCAAAGCAGCACTTCACAGGACGGGTGCGCCGAATAGAGATCGAGCCCCTTATCCTTCAGGTCGATATCGCTGTACGTCTCAAAGTCCAAGTGAAGGCGCATGTGTGATCCTGAAAAGTATCGGGCGGGAATGCAACCCCGGCCACCGCAGCTCAATTCCTGCTTAGTCGGCGTCGCGAGGCTGTCCCCGCCCGAAGTTACTTCCGATTAAATGTCGATGTCGTCGTCATCTTCTTCGTCATCGACAGAGCCGTCATCATCGTACGTATCGTAGATGTCATCCAGCTCTTCATCGGAAATACGGCCTTCACCGAACGTCTCGTCTTCGCAGATCATCTGCGCGGACTGAAGCCCGGCGTTGGCGCGCTTGCCGTACTTGTTGTTCTGGAACCAAGGACGGATAAGGATCGAACCCCAAAAGCCCGGCTGGAACAGCTCTTCGACGTCTTCGGGCTCCACAGTTTCGCCCTGTGCATTGCGCAGCGGCGGCTTGCGGGTTTCCCGTGCCGAGATCGTCCAGTGGCCTTCGTGCTCTTCCTTGTCGGACTCGTCGCCGTCTCGGATAAACTTCTTGTCAGACGCGAGCGCCTTGACCTTGTTTTCCTTCAGCAGCTCTGCGATCCGACTGTCGATCAGCTTCTTCGCGGCTTCGTTGCCCTTCTTGGGGAGCAAACCCACAACGCCGAATTTCGCTTCACCGTCTCCGTCGCCCGCGTAGGGCTTCTTGAAATGGGGGTAGCTGAAGCGAACGCCGTCAACCCGGATCAATCCATCGTCATAGAGCACGCACAAACCCTTGCGCCCGCCCTTGAATTTCACCGGAACCTTCTTCACGACTTTACGTGCCATCGTATTACCTTTCTTCCACTTTCACATTTTCAGACGCGTCAATCCCACGAATCGAACACGTCCCCGTCCTTGGGCAACGCAGAGCGGTTATCGCTATCCGGAGCCAAGGTTTTCTGGCCTGCCGGTTTAACCGTCAGACCGGATTCATCCACCATGGCGTGAACCTTGGCAGATGAAACTCGTCCTTTCTCACGCTTGGCCTTGCCCTTGTTCAGCTTCGTATGAAGCAGGCGTTCCAGCTCGGCGGGAGAAACCATAACTGTCTTGTAAATGTCACTCTCTTTCAGGCCCCATTCGGCCACTGTTTCGAGAATGAATTCCTTGTCATCCACCATGCGGCGCTGCGATCGTCCTTCGACGAGCTTCCACCACGGGATGCTTTCTTCCTTGCTGATCGCCCGATCCAGCAGCTCGCGCTCGATCGAGTTGAAGAAATTCTCCATCAGCTTGCGATACCGAAGTAACTTCGCCATCGCCTTCGTTGACAGCTCACGCGGGTCTGGCATCGCCGGGAAAGGTGACGGCGACAGGGGATCGAGCACCTTGTCGTTCGCCAGCATCAGCGCCTTGTTGTCGAATTGCACTTCCTCGAATTCGCCTTCAACAATGTCGCCATTGTCGTCGAAGGACGAGAAGACGTCGGTGGCTTCTTCGAGGAACAGATACAGGGCCGAACAGTTTGCCCGGACGGCGCACCACCGACAGCCTTTGACGCTCGGTGTCCGGGTCAGCAGCTCTCGGGGTTGCCAGCACTTCGCCCACTGTTCGCGAGCATAGTCCTCGAATTCGATCAGCTCTTCGCGGGTGATGACGATCTCGCTCGTCGGGTGCGGCAGGCGCGGCTGGGAGATGACAATCTTGATCTGCTGGAAGTTGTACAGCCAGTCCCACTCACGGAATACGCCACTGGCGTACACACCTAGCTGCTTATTGATCCTGCGGTTGCCGTCATCGTCGAAGTAATACGCTTCGACCTTCTCTTTGCCGTACTTCAGATCAATGATCGTCATGTATAGGGGGAAGATAGCTATGAAGTCGCCGGTCCCGCCTTGATCCGGAATAGGCGTTAAATGTGCGGTATCGACAAATTTCTCACTCTCCGCAAAATCCGCACCCTCGCCTTCTCGTTCGCAGAGCTTCACGAAGTCCCCAACGAAGCCCAGCATCTCGTCTGTGACTTCGATCTCGAAGCCCTTTATATCGAAGGTGTCGCCTATGCGGTGATCGGGGCGCTCGCCTGTCTTCAGCCACTCTTCCGCCATAGAGTGCGCCACCGTGCCCTCTGCTGCCTCGTAGGTCTGGTTATCTTCCGCAATCGCATTGAGATAGAGCGATTCCGAGCATGTCATCGACATTTCGCTCGCGCTGGGGGAGAACACCGAGTGTCCAGAGGCCATCTTCTCGGCCACTTGCATAGGCGTCAATGGCCCGTTGCGGCAGATGTCGATCCACTTACTCGGCATTGTCATGCTATTCTCGCTCACAATTCATCATCCACAAAACAACCGCAGCCACCGACTTCGTACGAAGGCGGGTCCAGCTCACCAGATAACACCCTCTCTGCGAATTCTTTCATGTGCAGATACTCAATCTCATAATCCTTCTGCACACGAATGAACCCGCCCGAAGGGACTTCGTCTGCATCACCTTTATAGACGCCTCGACTGATTCGATCGTCAACCCGCTTCTCGATTTCCCCTCTGGCCCACTCGTTTCTCTCGGCTTGTTGCCAATAGAATTCAGGACGGGTTTTCAATAGGTGAGCAAACTGCCCTTGACCGGCGCGAACACACATTCCCCCGCAGTTGTTATGAACAAATCCCATGTCGTAGAGCGCCGGGCGCTGCGGGACGTATTTACGAACCAGTTTGTCCGCCTCGCCGGGCGTGACTTTCTGCTCTATCAAAAGTGAAGTCACTTGCTGCGGCGACCAGTTTGCTCTTGCGCGGTCCAATCTGTCTTCTTCGTCCTTGTACATGCCGAGCACAAGCGGATCGAAGTGAAAGACTTTAGCCTCCATCCATTCGGCAACTTTCGCCGTTTTTAAGTCTTTAGAGCAATGCGCAGTTCGAGAGTTGCCGAAGAAACCACGATCAACGAAGACTTCCCACGGGTCCCGCCCGTCAATCAAATGGACATACGGCGTCTGCAAAGCTTCAGAAAGCTCTTCAACGAACCTATACAAGTCCGGGTGCTCGATAAGAGTGTCGGCAAACACCATACGAAAGTCCAACCCCATCTCGTGCGCGATAATTGCGCTGGCGGCAGAGGCGAGCCCACCGGATAGCGAAATAACGTAAACAGGGCGGTTCCTCCGACTCACTTCAACATGCCGATCGTGATTGCGTCCGCCAGCTTCTCAAGCTCACTCTCCAAACGGCGCATCGGAAGTAACTTCTGACGCAGCACGTGGCACTCAAGCTCGATCAGCAGGACAGTAATAAAAGGGGTAAGGATATTGTAGCGTCGGATCGCCTTAACCAATGCGAGCATCGGGTGTGCATCGAAAGCATTGGCCTGCAAGATGATCTGGTACTGGCTCGGGCCGGTCTGGCGGATCGTATTGATGTCGCATGTGTAGCGCCGGGCGCTGTACGAATACTCGATAGTCCAGTGGAACCCTTGCCGGGCAGCGACTTGAACCATTGTCTGATACGTGTCGGATTCGCTCCAAGCCTTGAAGTGCTCGTCAACGACCCATGTGTTTCCGCGTACGTATCCGAGCGACATCTTCGATTCTCCGAGCATTGCTGTTCTCGCTTCTCAATCTGGCCTTTGGGCCCCCGGACGCCGCACCATGAACAGCTCCGGGGGCCTTGTTCCAGCCTAGACCGATGGGCGGTCTGGCCGCAGCAGCGCAAAGGCAACGCCGCTGCTAAGACGAGATTAGATATCGTCGTCTTCGGTTTCTTCTTCGTCTTCGCCAAGCTGGCCTTCAGCGAACGCGTAGGCGCCGTCGAACAGCTCGGGCTTGGTCAGAAGGTCAGCAAGGTCTTCGCAGTCCTGTTCCGAGATGTAGTCCATCACGGCCTGCTTATCGACTTCCTTCGCCGCCTTGCGCATGATGGCGGCAACTTCGTCCGCATCGTGCTCGGGCTCGACCTTCTTCTTGGCCCGGGCCTTCTTGGCCGGGGCCTTCTTGGCCGGAGCCTTCTTCGCGGTCTTTTCTTCCGCGTCTGCTTCAGTCGCCGCACCGCCAGCCATCAGGCCCGGCAACGCCTTTTCGAGCGTCTTGCGCAGGCTAACGATTTCGGTGGTGAGTGTTTCGACTTTCTCTTCGAGCATCTATTCGATCCTTCGTTTACGGTTTCGGTCCCTGAATTGGGAGCGATGGCTACTAGGCCCCCTTATGTTCCCTGTCAATGGGTATTTCAGGTTTGACATCATCATGTCAGAAGGTTAATACGCCGATCTTCTATTTCGAGGGACCGATATGACCGCGAGCACAGGCCCGTGGCCGCAGCCGGACTGGCTGGATGGCGACACTGACGAAACCGACCGACACCGTTATCTGTTGAACCTTGCCTGTGTTTTCCACAGCCGTAATGCCAAGCTATCAGACTTGGCCGAAGCTATCGGCATGTCAGCCAATGCTTTCGCACTAATGAAAATGAGGGGACGCGTATCACCGGAAACCGCTATTGAGATCGAGCGCACGTTGGGCAAAGAGTGTTTCCCCCGCGAGCTGTTCCACCCCAATCTCTATAGCGAGTAACCCGTGGTCGCATATCTCAAGAAATATGGGCAAGCGTCCCTCGATTCCGGTTACTCGATCTGCTTCATCCGTCCCGGCGAAAAGCGTCCGTTCGGCAAAGAGTGGGAGACGACCGTCCACGGGCCGAAGCGTGTGGACGCCGCGATCCGCAAGGGCCGGGGCAACTTCGGCGTAGGGATCAAGACGAAGAAGACGCCGGGCGTCGATATCGACTGCTACGACTCCGATATCGTCGAGCACATGCGGGAATTCACCGTCGAGATGCTTGGCGAGACGATCGAGCGTGTCGGTCAGCCGCCGAAAATGCTGCTCGTTTACCGGGCAGAGAAGCCATTCCGCAAGGTCCAGTCCACCCGGTACGAAGATGACGAAGGCCGCTCGGTCAAGCTCGAAGTACTCGGGGACGGCCAGCAGTTTGTCGCGTTCCACGTCCACCCGGATACCGAGCAACCGTATCGCTGGAAAGACAAGAAGGCGCCGCACAACACGCCGATCGACAAGCTGCCGACGATCACCGAGAAGCAGGCGCAGAAGATCGCGGACGAATTTGACCGCATAGCTCGCGAGCGCGGTTGGAAACGGGCGTCGAAGATGACTCGAGTCGAACGGGCCGACCCGACGTCCGGGCGCGAGCTGGACTTCGACGATCCGTTCATCACCGATAAGCATAAGGTGCAGATCGGCCCGGACGATCTTCGCGCCAAGTTACAAATGATACCAGACGTGGACGATCACGATATCTGGTTCCATATTGGTATGGCCCTGTACCACCAATTCGACGGCTCGGACGAAGGTTTGATGCTGTGGCACGAGTGGTCCGCGCAAGGCTCGAAGTACGATTCCGAAGTACTGGACGACCGCTGGAAGTCGTTCAACATCGAAGGCAAGCGCCGGGAGCCGATCACGGCCCGGTTCATCCTGAAGCACGCCAAGCTCGAAGAAGACAGGATCGCGAACGAAGAGCTGGACGACGTGAAGGCGGCGATCGAAAACGCGCCTGATCTCCCGGCTGTCCGCGACGTGATGAACCGTATCAAGACGATCGCGTTCGATCAGATCGTCCGCGAAGGCATCATCATTGATCTGAAGGCCCGCGTGAAGGAAGTCGCCGGGGTTTCCATGTCCGTGCCGACGATCCGCAAGATGGTCCGCTACGAGGACCCGGCTAACCGCACGACGCCGCCGTGGCTCGTCAACTACGTGTACGTGCAGGAAGACGAGACGTTCTTCAATCTGGAATCGTCGCGTAGCCTGACCCGGATCGCCTTCGACTCCACGTTCGCCCGGTTTATGATGACGAAGCGGGACCGGCTGGAAGGCAACTCGACGCCCGAGCACTCTGCCAGCCAAGCCGCGTTGAACCGCTATCAGATTCCTATTGTCGCCAACAAGATGTACCTGCCGACCGAAGAGCCGATCTTCAACTTGAACGGCGAAGACTACGCCAACATGTACACGGGCATAGGTATCCCGGAAGTGCCTGAAAAACTGACCAAGGCGGACAAGGCAGCAATCAAGATCGTCCTCGGGCATCTCGATCACATGTTCGTCCACGAGGCAGATCGGAAGTTACTTCTGGATTTCTTCGCCTTCATCGTACAGAACCCCGGAAAGCGGGTGAATTGGGCTCCGATCATCCAAGGTACACAGGGCGACGGTAAGACGTTCTTCTATGAGATGATGGGCACAGTGCTCGGGGCCGATAACGTCCACACCGTGCCGGGCGAAGCCCTGATCGAGAAGAATACCGCATGGGCCGAAGGGCACCAATTCTGCTTCATCGAAGAGATCAGGCTGCACGGCGCCAACCGTTTCGACGTGATGAACAAGCTCAAGCCCTACATCACGAACCTTATGGCCTCCGTTCGGCGTATGCGGGTTGACTGGTACAAGGTTATCAACACGGTCAACTATCTGCTCGTGACAAACCACAAGGACGGTATGCCAGTCGATAAGTCCGACACGCGGTATTACCCGATGTTCTCGAAGTGGCAGACCGACGCAGCGATCAAGGCTTTCGAGGCAGCTAATCCGCACTACTATGACCGGCTTTACGGCGCCTTGGAGAAACACGACGGCGCGATCCGCAAGTGGCTGCTCGAATACGAGATATCGCCGGGCTTTAATCCCAAGAAGAGAGCCCCTATATCGGCATCGAAGGCCGAGATGATCTTCCTCAATCAGAGCGAAGAAGAAGAAGCCTTCGAGACGGCCCTGTCAGAGAGCACGGACCCGCTATTCTGCGACAAGCTGCTGTGTAGCGGCCTGACCGACGAGAAGATGGCAGAGCATGGCGGTGTGGCTCCCTACGGGCGTCTGCTCAAGCAGATGCTGTCCGAACACGGGTTCATGTACCTTGGCCGGATGAAGATCAAAGGCGATAATCACCGCGTATGGTCGCAGAAGCCCCAGCTCTTCCGGGGCAAGGACGGCAAGATCGACAACGACAAGATAAGGGCTTGGGTTGCCGGGCAACTTCAGGACCCGGACGAAGTAGATATCTCTGACCTATGATGCAGAAACTTGACTTAATGCCTCCGCCGATCGACCGGCGTTACGACGGCAATGGCTACAACGGATACAGGCGCAACGCAAAAGGCGACGTGATCCGGGGCTGGATACGTCGCATAAACGATGATCGTAATTGGAGCCGGGCGATCCTCGGCCTGCCGCTGATCGAGCCGGTTGATCCGGAGATTGCAGCTTGGCAGGCCCACATGCACCCTAGCACGGCGGCAGATTAAGCAGCTCCCGTAGATCGTTTTCTGCGTCCCGCAGCTCTGCCTCGATTCCGTCATGGTCTTCGAGCGGTTGTGAGCCCATGAACGCGTACGCCTTGACCGCTTCCCGGTAGGCCGTGAGCGCCTTCTCGGCCTTGGTCCTGTGCAGTTTCTCTGCCCGGCTCTGTCCATATACCCGGCGATACTTGCGCACCGTGTCGATCGAACAGCTCGCCAGCCGGGCAAGCCACTCGTCGGTTTTCTCCGGGTGGTTCTTGATCGCGAATATCAGCGTCTCTTTGTCTGACTTCTTCATCGGTTTATCAGCCTTCGTAGCGCCAGCTCGGCCAGTTGTAGCTCTTTGTCGATCTCTTCGTGCATCTCGATCGCCTCGTCGCAGTCCCACGGGATCGTACCCTCGAAAGCCTTCGCTTCGACTGCCGCAGCATATCGGTTTATCGTCCGCGTCACAACGCTGGGGTGGGGTGACTTCTTGAGTCGTCCGTACCGTGTCATAAATTACCTCCTACCTATCAAGGAAAATCGCAATGCGGCGGGGGGTTGTGGTCCCCATACAGCATAGGCGGCGCCGGGGGCGCTAATTCGTTGTCAGTCCGGAGCCCTAAGCGTGGTTTCTGTTCCCCGTATGCCTTCTGGTAATCACTGCATTTAGCGGTGTTCCCGCTCTGGCACACAGCGCATTCAACAACATCGTGCGTCTCCGTTCGCCGCTTCTGTGCTCGTCGGCTCTCGCCGCGTCCCCTGCCCCGGTCCCGGTTCTTCCTGCGGCGCAAACCCTTCTCGTCGATCGGGAATCCGTCGAGAGCCGCCCTCAAAGCCTTGGACGTCCATTTACGATCGCAGTCTAGGCACTTGTAGAAGCTCTTCTTGTACGCCCATCTGCTGCCGTCTTTGGCCATTGGTACATTCAGCTCGGTGTAGGATCGCCCACAGCGGCACCTTGGCCGTTCGTACGTGTCGTCGAAGTCGTGAAGGCGCTCTCTGTGGTCCTTGATCTCGCCTTTCTTCCACGCAAGAAAGTCATTCAGGGAAACGAATTCGGACGCCATGAATTCGTCCCACTCGGTATGTGTGACGTCGCCTTCAGCCGCCTGCCGCGACTTATCTGCACCGTCTTGCTTATAGTGGTATCCATCTCGGTCTATCCTGAAGTCCGTCAGACCGGCTGGGTGGCCATACTTCAGCTCGACTTCTTCGACCGGCAGCAGATCGCGCTCCCAAGCCCACTCGAAGCCCGGATCGCGAGGGTTCTTGCCGTCGAAGTCCAGACGGAACCAGAAGGCCGACAGATCGAGCCCGGCTGGGTAGCGGAATTCCTCGGGCTCTGGCTCCGGAAGTGACTTCCGCGTCTCTTTTCGCCACTCGGCAGGATCGTACTTCTCGAAGAGAAGGCGCGTCATCCACTTCCAGAACGGCAGTTTCGCCAGATAGCACGCCATCACGCCTTCTCCGTTGCCGATCTGCACGTCGAAGGTGTTCCAGCGCCAGAAAAGGCCCCGCCGCCAGTCGTGTTCTGACAGCATAGGCAGCTCGTGCCTGTATCCGTACGCGCTATGGTAGTCCGATAACCCGGACACGAAGGCGGACGTTATCGGCGCTGCTTTGGGTTGGGTGGACATGGTGTCTCTCCGGGGTGGTGGTACGACGGCCATCAGTCTTTGACGCCGTGCTGCTCGGTCAGGCTGTTCATCCAGTCCTTGCCGCCGAGATGAACGTAGGTGGTCGTCGGCAGCAGCAGCCAGATCGGGTAGTCGGCTGGAAGGCTGATCCACGGCCTGCCGAGCGATCCTTCGATGATGTTGAAGCCGATTACGCCGATCCGGCGCCCGTCTTCGTCATCCATCAGCTTGTGGAAGCTTACCTTGCAGCGGACGTCCCGGCGCCGGGGCAGCTCGAATACATCGCCATCTTGCAACGACGATACCGGCACTTGCTGGCGTTCATACTGCGTCATCACTCGGCCTCCCTGATCTCGCGCTCGGCCATTACGAGGGCCCGCGAAGCGATGGTGTTGTAACGCGCCATAAGCGCCTGCCGGGCCGTGTGGATCATGTCGCTGCGATCGCCGCTGCACTCTCCCTGCTTGACCAAGCCGCCAGACCGATAGCTCGCGATATGCACGAGCGCCTTCAGTAGTGGGATATGGTTCATGGCTTGGTCCCTTCAGGATTGAGCCTTTTGCGGTACTTACGGACAGTGGTGAGGGCGCACTCGCACTCGTCTGCCATGTACTCGTCGCTCTTGTCCGGATGGTTCTTCACCAAATACCGGAGAAACTGCTTGTTCGCTTTCGTCATCGCCATGGTGTCAGTCCTTATTCTTGCGGTAAACCCGCGATTGCGCCCGAAGCAGCTTACGGTAGGTCTTGGCTTCCTCGTGCGACATCTCGTCCTCGCCGCTGGGTACGGCTTGGCCGGACCATTCCATAATCCAGTATAAGTCTTCGTTGGTCAGGGCGACGGTGGTAGTCGGTTTCGCCATGGTGTCAGTCCTTCTTCCTGTCGTCCGAGTCGATCCCAGCCGACTCGATGAAATACTTATAGTCGAATTCCGGCTTGTTGTATGCTTCACGAGATGGTTCGATCCCATGATGATACAGTGCTGCCAGCAGATCGCGGGGGGTGTCGGCGTTAAGGCCGTGGTCCCGGACAAGACCGATCGCGTCGAATTCGACTTCACCGACGAACGTCTGGAACACCGGGTTCTGCGTCTGCTGGCTCCAGAAGAACCGCAGCTCGGGATACCAGTTACGTCGTCCGATCGGCATTATGATCTGCGGGACTTCAGGCATGTCGGTGGCTTGGGTGTGCCACTGCTGCTCGCATTTACGACATGTCGTGACGAACGCTGTGTCGCTCAACGGGGTGTGCTGAAGTAACTTCCGGGCCCGACAGTGTGGGCAGACGTTGCGCTTGAGCCAATACTGATCCGGCTTATGACGCTGACGCGCAAAAGCGGTTCCGAGGATTATCGCTACAATACTGACTAGCAGCAAGACTATCAAATCGGCGTTAAACATTCGAATCGGTCCTTCTGTTAAGCGTCCTGCTTATCACTCGATCTCGGGCATGACAAGTCCAACTTGGCGTACCGATTGCCGTACCGATTGCGTACCGATTAGCCGAAATCGGTACGGAGGCCCGGATTCACTGTATTGACCAGCTAACACACATGTAGAGCGTGGCGCTTACGACTGGCCAATCTATCGGTACGTTCGCAATCGGTCCCTAATCGGTACGGCCTAATCGGTCCCTAATCGGTACGCAATAAAAACAGTAACTTATATAGTGATTCTATACTCTCCGTACCGATTAAGGGGAGTCTAATTAACACAGATATGAGATTCACACTTTATAGGTATTTTTTGTGTATAGGAAATAAAGAACGAATAATCGGTCCATCGGTACGCCC